TGATCGATTCAAACCTTCTAAAGTCTGGGAATAAAGCCATTATAATTTTTGGCTTCCCCAATTTTTTTATGTATGCGTGAGCTTTTCTTATTTGACCAAAAACACTATCTCCGTTTACTGCTATGCTTTCATAAGACAAACCTGTTTCTTTTGAAACCCTGTACGCCCATGTTTCCTCTAAAGGAAGACCTACGCCCGCAGTTACGGAACATCCTAGAGTTAAAATATCAGGATTGCCATTAAAGTTATTAAACCTATAGCCATATTGATTTAGTATATACTTTATCCCATCGCCCTCTAATGTAATAACTGAATCTGACATGTAGGACTGGCTGGGTGAATGGACAACCTCTCCATTTGAAATTTGTTCCATTGTATTGTAAAGCATTACATGAATTTTTTCTATATTCATATCAGTATATTTATTTGATTTAGCATTTAAAAAAGCTTCAAAGTATGAATCTTTTGTGATACCAGATATAACATCTTTAGTCATTATTTATACCAAGCAATTCTGCAAAATGTAAATGCTCGTGTGTTCCCATATGATTATATTCATCCGATCCTACGTGAAATTTTTCGTCATTTGATTTTTCTGAATGGCAATCAAGAAATTCTCCTGATTTTATATCTAAAATTTTTGTAACCTTTAATTTTTCTTCATACCTTCCAAACATAAAGTCTGGCTCTACATAATATTTAAACTTTAAACTTTCTTTATTTTTATTAAAAAACATTCTTAGCTCTGAATTCCAAGTTGACCATTTAAAATCAATATCAGTGTTTGAAATATATTGCTCTAAAATATCTAAGTATTCCATATTTTCTTTTATTATTAATACGAAGGGCATTGTGTCCTGTATATCAATTGGTGCTTTAAAATATTGCTCTGACATACCTCTGTCTGGAAAAGAAAATGTGTCAATTATTCGAAAATCTTGTGCCTTATTATCAGTAAGAATTTTTGTTTTTATATACTTATTTTCCCGAGACTGTATAAAAGAAAACCTTAAAAAATCTGGAGCTAGGACCCTTAGGTATTTTGGGTGACCGTAAACTTTAAAATACGCCAGTAAATTATTTACAATGGTACGCATTCCTGCACCAGAAACGCCAAGGTTAACATAAGTTAAGTTATTATTTTTTGCTATTATTGATCCCCACACATCTTGTTCATCAACACCCATTCCAAATGTTTGTGAGCATCCAGCAAAGACAAAGTCCTCATCTCCAACAATTTCATTTGATCGATACAAGTTAGAGTTTACATTATAATTTACATTATTTAAAATTTCTTTCCTATCAGGAATAATTGAAACTACTGGGGCTTTTAGTTCCGTATTTTGAAATTTAAAATAAAAAGGAATCCGCTCTTTCTCTAATACTTCTTGATATAAGTTTGGATAAACAAGCATTGTATCTTTAACCGTACCAGACTCAATAAATTTTTTATTTTCATAAATGCTCACTAGTAAATAAACCTACCTTTATTTTTTTTCTTTCTTATATTTTTTATTTTATTTATGTAGTAAAATAATCTATTTTTCACCTGGTACCCCAGCTTCTACTAACTGCTGTACATACTCTGAAAAATGTTTTCTTATACTTCCCATAGGCCTGGAGCCGTATGCTTCCCATATTCTTTTATATTCTAGTATGTTAGCAAAAGTTGTTGGGCATACTACTGTGCCGTTGTACTCTCTCAAAACAGTAGGGAGCGGCACATGCTTGCCGCAACATTTACAGTCTTTTGCTCTCTCTTGGTATTCACTCATATTATTTGCATCCTGTCCATTGCTTCTCTAAGATCTTGAGGCATTCTTGGTGCTCTGATCAGATTATAAGATGTTGTATCTGGGTCACCCTTAGACCCAAAATCATTGTCGTAGTTCATTGACTCGTATGTATGTATATTAATTTCTTGGTTTCCATCAAACCTAGTTCTGCTTATTGAATTAAATATTGCTCCGCATGTAGCATCTGCTAAATCTTTAGATCCTTTTCTTGGGTGATCTACTTTATCTCGCATGATTCGAAGCTGGCACAACTCATCTATAAGCAGAGGTATGTGAGGACCAATTAGTCTTTCTTCAGCCACCACCATTGCCATATCGTCATAATGTTTTTTAGCGACAGATAGAATCTCTGTATTGATGCCATATTGTTTTAGTTGTTGCATCATATCATGAGAGTTCCATCTGTCAAAGGTACATATTGCTATATTGAATCCTCTTGTTTTAAGAGATAGAATATAATCTTTTACTTCTGTAAAGTCAACTGATTTATCTGGCGTAGGCGTCCAATATCTAACTGCATCTACTTCAACTATCGGTGCTGGCTGGGAGTAGGTGTCTGTTACCTTAACGTTTACCCATTTATTAATATGTGCCATTGTTACAGCACAATGGTCATGCTTTTGTGCCAAGTCAACGTGTATATAATATTTTTTATCTGGGTCTGGCAGGAACCACTCCTCCAGTCTGCCGAAGTTGTCTACGGCAATAGCACCAACATTAAAAGCTTTTTCTACTTTTTCTCTTGATTTAAAGAATGCGTCAACTGCGTCTGGGGGCATGCAGGCAAATCTTGAAAGAGCATCGGTTGGATTTGTATAGAATGCTGTTTTAAAATCATCAATTTTTCTAACTGGGTTTACTTCCCAGGTTGGGCGCTTAAGGGCATAAACCTTAGGTATCTTGTAAGATAGGATATGGTCTTCTTCCCATTGAATTTCAAATTCATTTCCAACTGTTCCGTCTGCGAGCTCCTCGTACATCTTGAACTTATGGTCTCTAATTACTGTTTCTTTTTCTCCAATTACAGCATCATATCTTTGTTGAATATAATCATTCTTAAATCTAGGGAATGATAGGAGTATAACTTTTCCAAAATCTGGAAAGCGGGAGTCTACGGATGCCCTGTACATATCATATACTGCGCTACCTGTTTTTGCTTGATCGTGACCAGTTGTATTTTCAATTGCAAATCCAGAAATTTCATCCAAGATAACAACTATAACGTTATATCCTTCCCAGGCTTCTCTCTCTGAGTGGCCCGAGTGAACCGTTATAGCCTTGTTAAACTGGATTTCAGATGCTTTTGAATAGTACTTGCCAACAAACCATGGAGACTTGTCTATGCGGCTCCTGAAGCCCTTAAAAAATACGTTGGTTGCCTGCTGAGAGTTAATTGCAATATTAATAATATCAATCGAGTCACCAGGGGGTTTGCCGTAATATGTCGCTGGATCCTTTAAACACAACAGTAGATAAACTATGTATGCCACAGCAATTGTAGAGCAATAGTCTTTACCAGAGCCTTTTCCTAATTGAGCTACAACCTCATTAGCAGTTTGTTTAAATCTTATATGACCTTCATCTTCACCAAATAATTTTTTTAAAGTAGACTCTTTATATATTTGTGAACTTTTTTCAATCAAAGTGTATTGATAGTCTGAAAGCGGGGGTAGTCCTAGATAGTTGGGGTTATTTACAAATGTACGAAGATCGACTGGCTTTTCTTCAAACTCTTCACCATCTAATATGTCAATTAAATCTGAAAAATCAAACGACATTAGCATCCTCAATTACAACAGCTTCAACTATGCCAGTAATTTGAGAAAGTCTTTTTGCAACATCCATTTTGCATTTAGGACAAGATGCGGTTGTTTCTTTTAATATTCCGACTAATATTTCTTGCTTGCGTTCTGTTTCTGCAATCTGTGATGCTATCTGTGTGTTTTCTAAAACGCCAACCGACTGAAGCATTGCTATTCTTTTAGTTTCTATATCTGCAATTAACTTTAATGCTCCCGCCTTTACGTTAAGTTGTCCCTGCGTGTCTGCATCCTCTACGGTTTTCCAGGCTTCTTTAATTAGCATTGCGTAGTGTTGATCTGCTCCAGAGATTGCTTCTCTTGCTCGATCACGAATATTGCTATCATTGTGTACTACAGATTTCCACTCATCAACGTGCTCTAAAACTTCTTTACGGGAGAACCCAGTAATTGTGGCTATCTGGGTTGCTGAGTTGCCCTTTAAAAGCTCTTCTACTACCTTATTCATGCGGTCAAAATGTACTGCTGGCTCTAATTCGCTCATGTTTAAATTATACCATGTTTTAGTTGACTAAGACTTATTGGCAATTTTAAGAAGAATTAAATACCCTATCAAATCATCAATATCATTGTCACCAGGAAAGGCTTTATCGTTTTGAATTCTATTTAATTTATCATCAATTCGGACACGAATCTGCTCCGTTGAATCTGCTTTTGAAAAAATACGGATTGGGTCAAGGGCAGAATTCCCATATGAAATATTTTTCTTTATTAGCATTTCTGCTGTTTCAAGACACTCTACTATGATCTTGTGTCCTGACGGAGCATCAGTTGAAATTAACTGTAGGTCTGTTATCCAAGCTTGGTAGCCACCATCTTTATTTGGGTATTCGCTCATTTTTTTCTTAATAGTCCAAACTGTTGTAAATATCTCTGTATGGTCATAGCAGAGACCCCGCACTCTTTACCAATTTCTGTAACTGTTTTCTTTTGTACTATATACCTTCTGTGTAGCCAATCTTTACTCTGATAGAGTTTCATCTCTTAGTAAGCACCTGGTTACTATAATGTGCAATACCAAAGCTATCTGCAACATCAAAATCCACAATTTCTAAACCGTATTTCTTATTAAAGTAGTCAGCAGTTCTTTGCTTTCTCATATTTCTTAATTGATTTTTATACCAGGATTCCGCATACCCTGGGTTTAATAATCTTATTGCAGACTTCTCATCTTTTGTCGGATTTTTGTTACCAATGTACGCCTGCCACGAGGATGGGCTAATTGTAATAACCTTAGCGCCAGTAGACATAAGCTCAGCAATAACAACTCCATATACATAGGATAATTTTATCACAGCATCTGGTGATCTGACAAGTATGGCTCCTTCTACAGCAATATAATCACTCTTAAGTTCATCTAACATCATAGCCATTTTGTTTTTTGCGTCATAAATTTTTTCATATATGTCTTCACCAACAAGATTTATTTTGCCCCATTTTAAAGGAATGTCGTCCTCCATTAAACAAAAAGCTATAGAGTTTGTAGAGGCGTCTATACCTAAAACTCTATTTGCTTTTGTTTTAATTAGGCTAGCTAATTTCATCAATAATGTCCTGTAGAAGTTTTTTAGATCTTAGATTTGTTTCCTTTAAACAAGAAGAGCATATGTTTTCTGCGTTGTATCTACTGAGCTGGGACTTGCATCCTTTGCACAATCTACTTGCTCCATTTTTTATTGCTTTTTTTTCATAATACTTTTGCATAATTCTTTTATTTGTTGCAACCCTGCAACACTCATCAGAACAATATTTTTGGTTGTGTGTTTTGGAGTCAAATTTTTTATTACATTCTGTGTTAGCACAAATCATATTTTTGGAACCCTATAAAGATCTATCTCAACAGTACCAAGTGGTCCAGATTTATCATAGCATGCCTTTTTAACTGGGCAATAAGTGCATGGCATCTTGGACTTAGTTGATCCTGCTGGTCTTACTGGGATGTCTCCGTTTTGAAAGTTATCCCAGACCTGCTCCATCCAAGCAAAAGCCTCTTCAATGATTGCCTTATTCTTATCATTCATTGAGATAGGAATAATTAATATCTCTTGAGTGTTTTTATTTTCATACAGGAAAAATCCTTCTTTGGCATTCTTTAATTTCATATAAGTTAATAGCTGAAGCATGTGGTTTGCTGATGACTTCATCTCTGACTGTCTTGTATCCCACACCTCTTGCTTTGCCGTCTTTATCTCACCAATTACAGTCTCACCATCATACTCCATAATTAAATCTATGAACCCTCTGATAGGCGGATATTCATTAATGATCTCCTCTTCTTCCGCTTTCCACTCTGGCATAGTAGCAATAAGTTTTTGAAGTCTTTCGTGGGCTTGAGTTCCTTGTGCCATATTGGCAACTGCAACAGCATCGTTGTCATCAATAAATACTGCACCAGAAAAAGCCATGTACCAATATCTAGGGCATGTTCCGTGCCCATATCCAAGTGAGCTTGGGCTAAATGACTTCTTTGTCATCTGTCCGTCTGCTCTTTTAGTATTACGATATGACTCGTCAAGCAATGACGCAAACTTTTCTGGATCAAAGAACTTTCCAGTATGTTTCTTAAACTTAAGGTTCTTTACAATATCTCTAGCCATTTATGAGTTGTACCTAACGACATACTTAAGTGCATCTACAAGTTTGTCTATGGACTCCTTTACTGAATAGTAAACGTTCTTCTTATTGTTATTTACAGTTCCCGCTTTATCTTTAGCAATGGTTGAATACACAGAAGACATTACCGCAAACTTAGTAGACATTGCTTGTAGCTCCATGATTAACATAGGGGCTTTTGCAGAAGGAACATCTGGGTTCATTAAAAGTTTTACAACAATAGCCAATGCTTTGTCTAAGTGCTCATCTTGCATATACTCATGCAGATCATTAAACTCTGTTATGTCACTAATTAATTGGAGTGTGTTCTTATCTTCCGCCATTTTTAATCCTTTTGTCTAATTGATCTATAAATAGACCGAGTAGGTATCCAATTGATAAACCCACTAGTAATCCTAATAAAAATATTGTCACTACATTGTCCTTCCGTCTATATAAACATCATTTCCTTCGTGAACATATAGTGGAATTAAATTTCTTTGTTCGGAGAAAGTTTGGCCTGCTCTTACTACTTGCCTTCCAA